CGGCGTTGTCTTTCTTTCCAGTTTTTGGAAAAACCGATATAAATTTTTTCGTTTGTTCTATTTGTTACTTTATAAATAGAATAATAGTTCATGTTGATACCTCCCGAGGTGTTAAAGTGGGTAGATACTCCAATATCGTGACCCATGCAGATATTTATAATATCTGCGTTTTTATATAACATTGGTAAGAAAATTAAAACTGAGGTGAATACATGATTCAATTACAACTTAGCATTGCAGAAGTTAACTCTATTCTTCGTTCTTTGGGTAAAGCCCCATTCGAAGAAGTTGCTGACTTGATCACTAAGATCAAGCAACAAGGTGAACCACAGGCAGCAGCATTGATGCAAGCTCAGCCTGCGCCAGCAGCACCAGAGGCTCCTGCAGCAGAATAACCCTACCTTGGGAACGTTGTCGTCACGGTTAAGGCGTCCGTACAATTGGACTAGCATACGTTAATTGCTCCAGTATAAAGTAAGCTGGGACTGATATGCCTTCGGGATATCAATTTTTAAAACTTAACTCGCTTAATAGGAGAAACTTATGAACGCAAAATTCGTACCTGCCATCTGGCAAGAACATTTCAAAGACTTCGACAAATTCTTTGTTGGCTTTGATGATCAAGTTACACAAATGCAGAAATTGCATGACGACGTAACTAAAAACATCCCAAACTATCCTCCATACAACATTCGTAAGAATGGGGAGAACTCTTACACTATTGAGATCGCTGTTGCTGGTTTCGGTCAAAACGAAATCGACATTGAGATCGATGGTGGTAAGCTGGTTGTTAAGGGTAATGTTCAGTCAAGCGCAGAACAAGCGAACAACTATTTGTTCAAAGGTATTGCTAATCGTGCATTCACTCGTGCCTTTGCCATCGATGATCAAATCGAAGTCAAGGATGCAGAGCTTTTCAATGGTATGTTAAAGATTGCTCTTGAGCGTCTTGTACCAGAAGAAAAGAAGCCAAAGAAAGTAGCTGTCAAGACCAAAGGTCAAAAGCAGTTTCTAACTGAGGAGGAACGCGATGAAATTACTGCAAAGCTGTAAACGTGCATTTGCTTGGTGGGTCTCATTCACCAATGAAACTTTGGATGCTATTAAAAAGGCAAAAGAAGATAACATGAAGCGTTAATCATACCTGTGGGGATCTTCGGATCCCCTAAATACTTGTATGATGAAACCAAAAATCTCTCCTAACTTAATCTCGTTTGTTACAGTGCGTAGAGGCAACTGGATTTTAAAAGTATCCGTCTTTAAAAATAAGACCATACTCGTTGTAGCTAGGCATTTCTTTGATATGGATAAAACTGAAGTTCAGTTCTTTGATGATCAAAATGCTGCAGCTGATTTCTTAGATAATATTGCAGAGAAAGAATAAAATGATCAAAGTGTTTAAATTGACTACTGGTGAAGAATTGATTTCTACAGTAACCAGTGGCTCTGAAGCTGGATGGCATCTTGAAGATCCAGCCATGATAATGATCCAGCGAACTCAAGAAGGTATGGGCGTTGCTTTAGCACCCTTCCTTGCGTATACGACTGGAAAGCTCTATCTCCACAAATCAGGCGTTATCGTAGAGGCAGAAGCCGATACGCAGATGCAGAATGAATATAACCGACTATTCGGCTCTGGCATCGTCGTCGCCCCTGCATCCGCCCTAGTACGCCCCTAAAAGTAACCTAAAAGTTTACTTTTTCAAGAATAACCCTACCGAGTGTAGGGTTTTTTCATTTAGGTGTTTACTTTAATTCGGTTCTGATGTATAATAGTCTTATGATGATTAGAAAAGGAAACGAAATGGGTCTCGAAAAGAAAGTTCTGGCTGTTGTTGAGTCTGTTACCGATGTGCGTGCTTACTTCTTCCAGGGCACTATGTTCCTGGAAACTGAAGACAGCAAGATTGCTACTGATGTTTTCTTCGCCCTGTGCGATCAAGTGACCCCTGCTATCTCTTTTGGCAAGGCTGGTCAATCCGAAACTAGCTATGATTTTCTGTAATTGAAAGAGGAATATATTATGAACGTCGTTTACAAATCTCAAGTCCGCGAGCAAACTTCTGATGCTCTGCAAATGTTCTTTGCCCGTGGCGGTCAAGTTCAAGTCGTCAAAGCACGCAAAGCACCAACTCCAAAAATGCTAGGTAAAAACTCACGTGGGTTCCGTACTGGAACTTCTGGTTTTGCAACTGGCTATCCCTCTAAATCACTGTAAGGAAAATATCATGGGTCTCGATATGTACGCATTCTCAGTTGCTAAAATGGATGGCAACGAAGACTTTGTTATCGCTGAGGATAACGAACGAACCGAAATCGCCTACTGGCGCAAGCACCATGACCTGCATGGTTGGATGGAACGTCTCTACCGAGACAAAGGTGGTGATGCAGAATCCTTTAACTGCATTCCCGTTCAACTGACTCTTGCTGATCTAGATGCGCTTGAAGCTGATCTAATGGACAGTGCCTTGCCTGAAACTACTGGATTCTTTTTCGGCAACAACCCACCCGACGAAGATTCGTTGCGTGAAGATCTAGTGTTTGTTGCTAAAGCACGCACTGAGATTGCCATGGGTCGTGAGGTTTACTACGACAGCTGGTGGTAAAATGAAAGCCTTCCTAGAGACTACTTCAGATTGGTCAGGTAATGTGTCAAATCACATCTACTACCTGACCGATGATAAAGCAAAGATGGTTGCTTTTTATAATGTAGACAATGGTAGGATTACAAAGTTCAAGAAGCCAATTAGGTTTGACACTCGCTACCGTAAATTCAAAGAATTGAAACACAAATGAATATCAATGCATTCCTCGAGAGCCTAGCTGCCAACGCATCGCGCCATTTCAAAATCGAACAGCTGCAGACCCACAGCGATAATGTTACGCTGCGAGAAGTTATTCGGCTGGCTCTCGATCCTTTCACTCAGTTCTATCAGCGTAAGATTCCAAAGTATACTCCAGCAAAAGCTAACCAAGCTGATTCTCTTAGTGCTGTTATGTCTAGTCTGGCAATGTTGTCTACACGAGAGGTAACTGGCAATGCTGCTATCGAATATCTAACTAAACTGTTTAGCTCACTCACTGAGGATGATGCTAAGGTTCTCGAACGTATCATTCAAAAGGATCTCAAATGTGGAGTGCAAGTCTCAACCGCAAACGCAGTGTGGACTGGTTTGGTGCACGAATATCCAGTCATGTTGTGCAGCCCATTCGAAGAGAAACTGGTAAACAAAATCAAGTTCCCAGCTTACGTTCAACTAAAGATGGACGGTATGCGATTCAATGCGATCGTAAAAGATGGTAAGTGCGAGTTCCGTAGCCGTAACGGTAAAGAGATTCAGCTGCTTGGAAATCTCGAGCAAGAGTTTATTGCACTTGCCGATGGTAAGAACGTAGTGTTTGACGGAGAGTTGCTAGTCAATGACAAGGGTATTGTTCTTGATCGTCAAACAGGTAATGGTATCCTAAACAAAGCCAACAAGGGTACAATCTCTGACTTAGATGCACGCAAAGTGCATGCCACTATCTGGGACATTATCCCATACGATGAGTTTACTGCAGGCAAAGGTAAGTATGATTATCATACTCGCTTTTCTGTTCTCCAGTCTTTGAGTCTGCCAAAGAAGATTCATCTTGTAGAAAGTACAGTTGTTGCTGACTTGGAACATGCTCAGACTATCTTTGAAAAGTATCTTGCTGAAGGTCAAGAAGGTATCATCCTCAAAGACATGAATGGTATTTGGGAAGATAAACGCAGCAAAGGTCAAATCAAATTCAAAGGCGAACTGGAATGCGATCTGCGTATCGTTGGAGTGCAAATGGGCACTGGCAAGTATGATGGCATGCTTGGTGCAATTCTTTGTGAATCTGCAGATGGCGTGATTAAGGTTAGTGTTGGCTCTGGATTCTCCGACGAACAACGCAAGGAATTGATCAAGCAAAAATTACTTGACAAAATTGCTGCTATCAAGTATAATATGAGAATAAAGAACAAAGCTGGAGAAGAATCTTTGTTCCTTCCTATTGTTTTAGAGATCCGTGACGATAAAGAAGTTGCAGATTCTAGTAAGGACATTAAATGATACTTGATACTATTGTTAGACCTAAACGATACTTTGACGTTAATTCAAAGAAAGATATTGCAATGTTTTCATATTATGTTAAAAACAAAGCATGGGGAACAGACGGATGTCCATTCACTCTTGAATTCCCATACCTAACTGTTCCTGATATGATTAAAGAAAAACTTATACTAAAGTTCTTAAAGGTTTGATATGAATGAATTGATTGAAGAGATTAGGCTGAGTCGTGCATTTTCTCGTGCATTCTATAATGCATTGTTAGATGATGAAATTAGTGTGCCACAAGAAGTTCTTGATAAGTTTGTTAAACTCAAAGAATACAATGACTATCAAATGAGCAAAGAACTATCATGACTGAAGACGAAAAGTACGAACAAT